TGTAAAACTCACTTGGTATGCTGTTACATGCTTCTACTAATCTCGCGTAATCACCCGCAGGTACAGTAGCGATGTTGTAAGCAAGGTGATAAGCAACACGACTGAAGTTGTAGTCATCTAGCTTATAACCAAATACCTGCGCTGGATTACGCGTGATCTGATTGATCGCAGCGTAAATGACCTCACGCTTGGAAGCGTCGGTTGTTGTGGCGTTGAAAGTTACACCCTGTTGAGCCAGATAACTCTGGATCTGCTCTAGTTCGTTTTGGGTTAACTGCGCCACGGTTTATAAAACATATATGTTTTTATTCTACAAACACATCTCCAGTAGCAAAGACTTCATCCCAATCAATCCGCTTTACAGCTTTAAGTTGATCGAGTTTGATAAACTTCTCACCAGGAAGACCTTGTTTAAGTTCAATAATTTCCTTTGCGGTCTTGATTCCCACTCCAGGAAGCACCTGAGTTAACCCCTCAGCAGTGAGGGTATTGAGATTGATCCTGTTGTCAGTAGGCACCTGCGGTTTGACAACGACCTTCTTCTCAGCCTTTGGTTGAGAAACTTTTCTTCGTCCACGGCGCGAAAGCCCTTGATTGACGCCCTCGTCAGAACCTTTATCTTCTTCAAGAGGCTCCGTCACTTGGTCTTTATGTGCAAAAAATACTTTGCCTGACGTGTCAGAGCGAACCATGAAGTACTCACCGTCGTCATGAACTGACAAGACTGTGATTTTGATACCACTGGGTGTGTAGATTTTGCTGGTCATAACAATCACTATACGAGCAGTAGCTTATATCAGAAACCATTAAAATAGTGCAAGCATAATATTTTTGAAGACAATGCCAGTACCTCTTTTTCGTTTGGCAGGAGGGCTCTTACAAGGACTGGGCTACGCCGGGGATGCTCTCGGTTACTACACGGAATCAACCAACCCAGACGAAGAATCAGAAATTCAACGAGCCCGAAACGCTGATGTAATTATCCCAGGTGAAGTTGCGGCTTCATATTTAACGGGAGGTCTTGACTTTATACCTGATGCCTTAGAGATGGCGTCTGCAGCTGGGTTCGAACCAAAAGAAGACAACTTCGCCAGAAGAATTCAGAGAGCTGCACCCTTAGCTAACCCTGAGCACTATTTAAGACTTTATTCTTACTACGACATGGGCAAGACGGATGCCCCTGAGTTTCAAAATACAATACAAAAACTTAAGGACGCAGGAAAACAGCTTTTAAAACCTTTCGAAGATCAAAGTTTAGGCGCACGAATTACACGCCAAGGTCCCGCCTTTGGTGGCCTGATGATGCCAATGCGTTAATTATCTTCGCTTGAGACGCCTGCGTCCCACAAAGGTCCAAAGCGTTGATCTTTGACTTTTTCAAGATTCTCTAAAAATTTAGCTCGTTTCTCCCAAGTGTCCCCTTCCTCAGAACCTTTTTCAGGGTTAATGCACTTAGGGCTGTTAGCCATATTGCAAACTAAACCGGCTAAGTCTTTCTCGTTACCTTTTGCCCCCGTGGCCCAGTAGTGCTGTCCGTTTAACCAACAAGCACCGCACTTTTCACACTCTTTTCTTTCAAGTGAAAGACTTGAGACCTCATTCATAGTGTTTAAAACTATGTCTGATTTAGGCTAGAACACCTATAAATCTTTAACAGTTCTGATTATTAAATAAACACAAAAAAAGACCCCTCCCGAAGGAGAGGTCTGTTCTCGTCCGTCCTAAGGGTATCAGGAAGGGGAGGTGCTGGTGTAAGTCGAAGACTCGACCAAACCGTCAGGTTGCAGAGCAACGTCCTGACGCTCGGGGGGTTCATCGGGGATGATCCAGCAGACTTCGCAGATTGCGAGAGCCTTGTCATCACCAGACAGCTTGTTGGCTTCAGCGCGGGGATCGTAGATACCGGAGCCCTGAGCCAGACCAGAAGCGGAAGCGCCGCCCAGGTCGGTCGTGGTGAAGAGCTTCCACTGAGTCTCAGAACCCAGAGCAGACAGGCTGCTGGAGTCGATGATGTTGGTGGAAGCGGTGCTGCCGTTAGCGATAGCGCTATTGGAGCCGGTGAGAGTGACACCGAACTGACCAGAAACGACAGTGCCATCGTCTTTCAGACCTACGCCCACAGCGGGAACGAGGGTCAGTTCAGGGGTGGCGTCGGCACCGGCAACGCCGGAGCTAACGAGGTCACCACCGCTGAGACGCAGGGATGCGCGATAGACGTAAGCAGAAGCCGGAACCTTAATGCCATCGGTGATATCAGCCCGGACATCCTTGTGGAAGTCGGGAGAAGGAACGATGACGTTGCCGTTCAGGAAAGGCTGCTCAGCGCTGTTCTGACCAGAGCCATAAGGCTTGGTGTAGTAGCTCATCTGGTTAGACGTGCCCAGAGCTTGATAGCTCATGTCCACGTAACCAACGGCCTGTTGTGCGATCCAGCCAGGCTGGAAAACAACACCGACAGGGCCGCCGATGGGCTGGTTGGTCAGGGTAGTAGAAACGCCGTTAGCGTTTTCATACTGAACTGACTTTTCTTCGTGCCAGTAACGAAGAACGTTGGTGTAGTTGCCAGGATAGATCTTGGCAACGTGAAGCTGGTTAGAGTTGATTGCCATTGTTAGTTACCTCCTCAAGCGTCGAAAGAGTAACCAACGGACACGAAGTCTGCATTAAGCAGTTCGAATCCTGCATACAGCGACCAGATCATCTGAATGAAACGACTGAAATCGTCGTTGTTGTTCAGAAGCACCTGAGCGTTGTTGCCACCGATGCCGACGCCGACAGATTGTGGGCCAAAGAAGATACCGATCGCAGCGTTGTAGTCCTGCGTAGTACCAGCGATGGTGGCGTTTTGGGTCTGGGAAGGCATGTTGGTGGATTCGAAGAATCGCACGCCCTCGAAGACGAATCCCGTAGGCATAATCGGCTCACCAGCCACGAAGCTGGCTTGACCGAAGCCCTGACCCATGTAGATAGCAGCGTTAGGCTGCATAGCTGACATGAGGGGATTGATTTGACCGTTACCGGGGTAGCGGGCCACCTCACGGAAGTCACTGTTCTGACGCAGGTGCATCAAGAAAGTGGGGTCACAAACGCAACGATAGAAACCGTCCTGGTAGGTCGGGGTGTTGCGCTTACGCAGGGACTTGACCACACGGAGGAGGTCGTCCTTAACGTCAAATTTGGCTTGCTCGGCGTTGGTGTAGGTCAGAGCGCCGGTAGCCAGGTCGCCAGGGAAGTAGTAACCACCCTGTGAGTCAGAAGACTGACCCTTGGAAACAGCTTTCAGGAGTTCGTTGATGAACACCCGATCGCGCCAACGACGATAGTCATCGAGCAGAGTCAGGCTGCCGATGGACTGGTGGAAGGTGGTCAGGTTGCCTGTATCGAGCAGCAGACGCTGCGCGGTGATCAGGGTTTCCCGAGCAATCTTGAAGGTAGAAGGCTGGGTGGGGTCGCTCGGGTCCGCAGGGCCGGTGTACTCGCGAAGGGTGACAAGCACCTTGTCCTTCACGATGTTCCGGCTGTTGGCCGTACCGATCGTCTGCTCAGCAGTCCGCTCGCGGGACTCCTTGGAGCCGGGGTTTCCGAAGAACCGGTAACGGTCAAGTTGGACCGTCTGACCAGGCTGTTTAGAGAAGTCATGGACAACGACGGGCTCAGCCGCCATTTCCACGATATAAGCCGGGTGAGGCCGATATAATTCGGCACCGAGAATCTTCGGAAAATCATTATCGATGAACATCGATAAGTTCCGTAGAAACTACTTTGTAATCATAAAGGAGATTTATAAAAGTCAGCATATAAGTGTTGCGTTTTTAGCGTTAAATACCTTTCTGATTTGAGCTGTTGACGCCTGGACTAAATGTTCGAATCATGCCTCGTACGCCTTCTCCAAGAACACCATAAGCAGCACCGTAATTAGGAACGTATGTAGAGGCTCTTCCTCGGTACATTCCTCTAATTACGCTCTCCATCGTTCCAGGAACATTTGATCTCTCGGCTGATGCAAAAGTTTGACAATATACAGGCGGTGCATACTCCCAGTTAGCTCTACTTTCTCCTGAGACGACTGTGTTGTAAAGGATCGGATAGCCTCCACGGGGGTAAGTTCCTGCACCCCCTGTCGAACCATTAGTGCTGTCATTACCAAAAGGAGTATTAAACGGGCTGTAAAGCTGTGTGGAGGGCTGTGCTCCGTTCCAATACGTATAAGCCCCAATACTTTTAACACCAGGAATCGGGCCAAACGCTGTCTGAACTGTCGCGTTCGCAGTACTAATCATCGCCTGACGACGATAACCGTTGTAAACAGTTAGTACGCCAGATGCATGTTGTTCGTAGTTATCGTAATTAGTCCAGTAACCGCTAATCGTCGGAGGAACTGCTCGCCATTCTGTGCTTTGGTAAATAGGTAAGTTATATGGAGGCGCATTAAAAGAATAAACTGCTGACCCACCCATCCCAGCGTGGACAGTGCAATAGGGATAAACAGCGCCTGTCTGTCCTGTAGGAACAACAATTTGTAAGTAAGCGCCAGGGTTTCCTTGAGTGCCAGATGTCGTTACTCCGTTTGTAAAAGCTGAGCCACTGGCATGAGTTCCGTCTTGAGTCTCACTCAACCTGAACGGGTGCGAGGATGTCGAAGAATCGGATAAGTCAAAAATATATGTGCTTCCTTGATAAAGAGTAAGACTTTGTTGAGATACACCATCAAGGGCAAATTTATTCCCACCGTCGTTTACAACGGTGACTTCTAAAGTTCTTGTCTCTGGGTAAGAAGTAGTTTCAATTCCTAAATCTGCAGGAAAAGCTTGAGGTGGTCCTGGAGTAACGATCCCGAAATTTGCACCAGGCTCAGTGAGCGCTACATAAGTTTGTTGTTCCCCTGATGCATAAACATATCCACTAGAAGTCAGAACATAAGTATCTGTAAGATTTAAATCGTTAGAAGTTCTTTGGGGACCAGACTGAATTTGATGATAAATGTTCTTGTCGTATCGCCAGTTTGTTAAAGCAGCGTAAGTCATACTTTTTACCTATTTCTTTTACTCTAAATCGGTTTATCATTAAAAAAGACTGAGAGGATCAATGCTTGATAAGATCCTTGATGTTGTCGTAGTTGACTGCGACATCGCTGGAGGTTCTGTGGCAGGTTCTGTTAGCGAGTCCATCGTCCACCCAAAGAAAGGTAGGGATATCTTTTTTCACTTCACAAGAGCACTTTTCGTAGGTTGGGCTCTCGCTGTTTTTGTATCTCCTGCTGTATCAGAAAGATTCAAGCTCAGTAAGTCTGAGTCAGTAGCTATTGCTTTTATTGGGGGTTACTGCGGTATTAAGATTCTGAGCACTGCTGAAAAAATGATCGAAAAAAAGATCACTGCAGACACTAAAGATTAATATTCTCGTCAAAAGACTCTTGCATCGCCACAAGTTGCTGTTCTTCAGCAGGCTCACGCACAGTTGCCCAGGCTGACTGCCTGACATGAGAAGTTTTGCGTCGTCCGTCGTGACGACGACCATCTTTACGGCGTGGCTCTCTGCGGCGATCCATAAGTGAAATCTTTTTTCAAGTGTAGACAAAAAAAGACCCTGTCAGATGGCTTGACTGACAGGGTTGATTCTCTTCCTTTTTAAGGATAATCAGGAAGGTTCCATGAACAACAGTTTGCTCCGTAAAGCTTCAGGTTGCATCTGGCTCAAGACACGCCAGGCGTTCTCAGGAGAGCGGCTCATAACTTCACCGAATTGCTCCCAGGACTGACCGTTGGGAACACCGACCTGACCAGCTGCGCCCACGGGGGGAGCAGGCATGTCGTACTGCTGCTGATAGACAGAGTCGGGGTTGTACTGACCCTCATCGTTGAAGGCTTCTTCGATGTCGACAGGAACCACTTCGGTAAAGTAACGATCGGTGTAATCGGCCAGGTGATCAGGATCGGTCAAGATCTGCTCCATGTTGGAAGCAATCTGAATGACTTGATCGGTTTTTTGAGCTTGCTCAACGAGCATGTCCTCAAGGGCACACGCGTAAGCATTCAAAATTCCGGGGGCTTCGATTCCGAAGTTACGAACGACCTCGGCGCTTGCCTCGCTTAGGCTCCGGTCCGTAGAAGCCCGAGAGGAAGTCTGGGTCTGTGAGACGCTGGTAGGCGAGGTCTGCTGAACCGGCTGCTGGTAAGCCCAAGGCTGGACCTGAGAAGGCTGACTGATCTGTGTTGTAGCCTGCTGTGGTGCCTGGGTTTGATACTGTGCTGCCTGGCTGGGGGATAGTGATTGGGAGGTTAGTACCCGCTCCAGAGAACCCATCGCTGCTTCCCAAGGGTTGCTCGGGGAGGAGCTGTACGTTGACGGGTTGTACTGGGGACTGATAGAAGGAACCGAAGCCGGTGCCACCTGGGACGGCGGTTGGG